AACTAGATGTGGAAAACCGACAGGAGAAACACTGTATCAAATAAGGTTTACCACATTTGATGACCAGCCGGTTTCAAAATTAAATAGAAAAATATCAAGGAAGCGGGAGCGTGTAAAAGATACACATTCCTGTTTTCATTATCTGAAAAATATAGAGCTGTTGTCATACCCTGTGAAAATGCAGTGTATTCAGGTTGATAGCAAAAGTCATTGCTATCTGGCAGGCAAAAGCATGGTTCCAACTCATAACAGCGAGCTGGCTGCAGCAATTGCCCTTTATATGCTTTTTGCCGATGGTGAGGCATCGCCAGAGGTTTATGGTGCCACTGCAGATCGTCAGCAGGCAGCCATAGTATTTGATGTAGCACATCAAATGGTTAATATGACAGCTGCCCTGGCAAAACGGTCAAAAATTCTGACAGCCAATAAAAGGATTGTGTCTGGTTTCAATAATGGGTTCTATCAGGTACTTTCAGCAGAGGTGACGAGCAAACATGGATTGAATGTTTCAGGGCTGGTTCTTGATGAAGTCCATGCTCAGCCAAACCGAAAACTATATGATGTACTGACCAAAGGCTCCGGTGATGCAAGAGAGCAGCCATTGTACTTCCTTATAACCACAGCAGGTAATGACACAAATTCCATCTGCTATGAGCTTCATCAGAAGGCATTGGATATTATTGAGGGCCGCAAGGTGGATCCTACATTTTATCCTGTTATTTATGGTGCACCTGAATCTGCTGATTGGACAAGTCCTGCTGTGTGGAAAGAGGCAAATCCCTCTCTAGGTGATACTATTACCATGGAAAAAGTGCAGGCTGCCTGTGAGTCAGCCAAGCAGAATCCGGCAGAAGAAAATTCTTTCAGGCAGCTCCGACTAAACCAATGGGTAAAACAGGCTGTCCGCTGGATGCCTATGGACAAATGGGATGCATGTGATTTTGTTGTAAATGAGGATGAACTGGCAGGCCGGGTATGCTATGGCGGTCTTGACCTTTCCAGTACCACAGACATTACAGCTTTTGTGCTGGTGTTTCCACCTCTGGATGAAGAGGATAAATATCACATCCTGCCATATTTCTGGATTCCGGAGGAAAATGTCGACCTTCGGGTTAGGAGGGACCATGTGCCTTATGATCTGTGGGAAAAGCAGGGAACTCTGCTGACTACGGAAGGCAATGTGGTACATTATGGCTATATTGAGAAATTCATTGAGAAGCTGAATGAGAGGTTTAACATCCGTGAAATTGCCTATGACCGCTGGGGAGCTGTACAGATGGTGCAGAATCTTGAAGGCATGGGATTTACGGTAGTTCCTTTTGGACAGGGATTTAAGGATATGAATCCACCTACCAAGGAGCTTATGAAGCTGACATTGGAAAAAAGAATAGCTCATGGGGGCCACCCGGTG